AGGCTAAGGGCGTCCGGCGCGGGCTGTCGGATCTGATGATCTGGTGGGCGGGGCGGTTCATCGCCATCGAGTTGAAAACCGCCAAGGGTGTCGTCTCTGACAGCCAGCGCGAGTTTGCGGCGGGCATCGTCGGGGCGGGGTTTCAATACCACCTGTGCCGCAGTTTGTTGGACGTGGAGGCCGCGCTACTTCACGCCGGCATGCCTCTGCGTGCGACGGCATACGGGCGCGATGATCGGTTGCAGGCACAGCTTGCCGCGCCGAAAAAACGCTCGGGACCACGCAAGGCCGCAGTGGATGCGACGCCGGGGCGTAAGGCGTTTCAGCGGGCGCAATACGGAATATGACCATCGCAACCCCCCTCGCCACGCTCCTGTCGGTGCTCGTCTCCTGCCGCGATCTCGACGAGGTGGCGGCAACTTGGCGCGGCAATCAGGACACGATCAAGGGCCTGCCGCCGCACGATCTGGCGACGCTGATCCTGGCCAAGGATCGCATCAAGGACACGCTTGATACGCTTTTGCCCGAGGGCCTCGATACCTGGGTCGCAGATTTCATGGAGGGCCGGATATGAAAGCCGCGCCATGGTTTCCGCGTTACTGCACCCAGGTCGTTGCCGCCTACGAAGCCGGCCATCTGACTTTCGACGACGCGGCCGAAATCTTCGCCAACACCTGCGCCACGCATCGGGATCTGATCGTCATGGGCGAGCTGCTCGACAGCGTTGGGGATGCCGCGCTGGTCGTCGCCATGCGCGCGTTGACCGATGCCGCGCCGGTCATGGGTAGCGCCAAAATTGCCCGCGCCATTGCACCGCATATCCAGGCCGGCAAGGCGCGCGGGCACATCATGATTGCAGCCTATCGCGCGGCGGATGGGTCGATGTCGGCACGCCAGGTCGAGCGGATTGTTCACGAGGAAATTACAGCAGCCGAGCGGGAGCTTCACCTTGTCGCAGCATGAGGACTTTACCAAGGCCGATGCGTTCCTGGCCAAGCGTCGGGCGGCTGTCGCTGCGGCGGAGGCAGAAGGCCAGGCCGCAATAGAGGTCGATGACGGCTACTGGCGCGGTTTCGAGCAAGCCAACGAGGATCAAGCGCCGGCCAAGGTCGTCGATATGCAAGGGCAGCGCGTGGAACCAACGGATAAGCCTCCTGCAATTTGGTTCTCGAATGAGGAATGGGACGAAGCCGACATCCCGCGCCGGGACTGGCTCGCCAAGGGCTATTTCATGCGCGGGGCTGTCACCCTGGTTGCAGGTGCAGGATCGGCGGGCAAGTCATCGCTGGCTAAAGCATGGGCCGTTGCCTGCGCGCTCGGGGTGCCGTTCTCGGGGTTTAAGCCAATGGGCCGGCTGCGGGTTCTAACCTTCAACGTTGAGGACGATCTGCCCGAGGAGCGCCGGCGTCTATCGGCAACCCTGCGTGAGTTCGGCGCAACCCCGCGCGACCTAGAGGGCAACATCACCATCGTCGGGCCGTCAGATGTCGGCACGCTGGTCCACCGCGATCCGATGACCGGCAAGATTCAACTGTCGGAAACCATGGCAGCCCTAGAGGCGCTGATCGTCGAGTTCAAGCCGGATGTCGTGATGCTCGATCCGCTGGTCGAATTGCACACCAGCGAGGAGAACGACAACACCGGATTGCGCTTGGTCATCGCAGCCTTTCGCAGCCTCGCACAACGTTATGATATTTCGGTTGTGCTATTCCACCACACCCGCAAGGGCACCACCATCCCAGGCGATCCTGACGCCATCCGTGGGGCCGGTGCGATCGTCGGTGCGGCTCGCATGGTGTTTACCCTCTGCGTGATGACGGACGACGAGGCCGCAGCCTTGTCCATCCCCCCAGGCCAGCGCCGCAACTATTTCCGGCTCGACAGCGCCAAGTCGAACTATGCGCCAACCAATGACGCCGAATGGTTCGAGCGCATTCCTTATGAACTGGCCAACGGCGAAACCGTGCCGGCAACGCGCCCATGGTCGCCGCCCAAGGACGTTGTGACAGAGAATGAAATCCTAACCATTGAACGGCTTGTTTCCGATGGGATGCCAGGCGGGGTGCCGTTCTCGTTCGACACGCGGGCGAAGGATCGGTGGATCGGCCACCTGTGCCACGCCTCGAACATTCGCACCGATGACGGGATCAAGCTGGTGATCCAGCGGTTGAAGGCGGACGGGTTCGCGCACGCTGATTTTGCCACGGCATCCCGCAACACCGCCAAGGGTATCAGGGCACCAAATGGCGCACCTGCAACCGTCGAATGGGTTAACGGCTGATGGCGACCACCCACGAACAACCCACGCGCCACCCACGCGGAATTTTCTGCTGCGTGGGTGGGATTTCCCTAAGGAAAAATCCACCCACTCACGCAGAAATTGAACCCACGAACTCACCCACGCAAACCAACGCAGCAATCAGCCACGCAAAGCCTTGCAGAAAGCAGGGGACAAGCCCGCTAAAGCCGGGCTTTGTCACCCGGCATTCTGCAAGTGAGGCTTTGCACGCGACCCATGCAAGCAGGAGCAAAACGCAATGAGCGAACAGCAGATCGAGGCCATGATCGTCAAACGTTTGTGGGAGCGCACTGACACCGGGAGCGGCTACGCCATCGCCTACGCGCTCTTGCAGGTGGCCGATGCTATGCGGGAGGTAGCGCAGATGATCGACGGCATCGACGACACGTTGCGGGAATTTGTTCCTAACGATGGCCACACGCCATGACCGACGCCCCCATCACCTGCCGCGCCTGGGCCGGCGTTACCGTGCCTCTCCCAACCGTATCGGCATACGCGGCAGAATATCAGGCGGCGGGCCTCGTGCCTCACGACGACGTGCCCGGCGCTTGGGTTTCGGCGCGGCTCTACGATGTCGGGAAGCCGTGGTTCTGGTTGGGAGCGGATGCGTGAACGCCACCACCAACCCCGAAACATGCGCGCGCGCGTTGTCAGACGGGCCGCCATACGGTTCTAGCGCGGTGGCCGGTAGGGTAGGTGCCGGCAACGGTCAAAACACGCTGGCAAGCCGTTCCACGCGATCCTGGCATCATGGCCGGGCCTGCATGTCCGACAACATCCGCGCGCTATGGTCAGAGGGCGGTTACACGGCGCGGGAAATTGCGCATAAGCTGGGCATTAAAGTGCTGACCGTCGAAAACCTGCGACGCGGCGACCGGGCAAAACAGGATCGTATCGCGGCAAGGGATGCCGGGCCGGTTGAGCCGCCGTCGCTTGGGCCACCGGAGACGATCGACATCAATAGCGCGGTTGCATGGGCCGATCGGCATGGCGTCGCGCGCAATATCGCGGCGATCAATGCCGAGCGGGCGGGGTTGGGATTGACGGCATGGAGGATCGGACGCAGCGAATGACCGACAAACCACCGCGCCGGGGCACGCCGCGCCCTAATCTGCGAGCCATCACCGACCGCACCAAGCCGGCCAGCGGCAAGCCTGCAAGCGGCATCCCAGCGGGCGGCGAGGGCTACGGCGGACCGGCGCGACCGGGCAATCCGCCTGGCATCGGGCCTACATCGGCTCAGGTGTTGGACGGACGGGCGCGGAATGCGCTTATCAGCGACATGGCGCAGGCTCGGGTCAACGCGGCGTTCGCGCGCATCGATGCCGTGATGGCTGACGACATGCACCCACATGCTTTCAATGCGGCAAAATATGTGATTGACCGCATCGCAGGCACGCCTGCCGCGTCGGTGACTGTGACCGAGGAAGCGCCGGCTGTGACCACGTATCGCTGGCTGCCTGAAATTGAGGGATCTCCGGAATGAAACAAATGGACGATGCAGCTAATATTCAAAATTCCATTGACGTATCTGGGTTGCGCGCAGAATACGAGGACATGGTAAGCGCGGGAATTTTTGCCGGCAATTTACCGTCTGCAATTAATCGACTTTTTACAAAAACAATGATGCGGTTTTGGCTTGAAGACCCCAAGAAACAGGCGCTAAGTCTATCAGTCGGCATTGCCACGCTCACGCATATGTATCGCATCGCAAGGGCCGACTTGATCAGACCCGTTGAGCCGCGCGCGAAGGTGCCTGACGGGCCGGGCGTAAACGCGCGGATCGCTGAGGCAATGCGGCGGCGCTGTTTGCAAAACATCGATGGCACGCCGGTTGACGATTGAAACCCTGCCATTTCGCCCGCGCCCATGGCAGCGCCCGCTGATTAACGACGCCTCCCGCGACATCGTGGCCGTGGTGCATCGTCGGGCCGGCAAGACTGCGGGCCTCATGTGGCGCGGCCTGAAACGCGCGCTCACGATCCCGCGCCAATACCCGCCCCCTCGCGTGATCCATACCCTGCCGTATCAGGTGCAGTGGGATCGAACCGGGCTATGGGATGAGTTGGCACGGGCGGCAAAGGGCATCCGGGGCACTCGCGTCCTCAAATCCGACATGCGCGTGATCCTGCCCAACGGCGGCGTCTATCAGGCGGGCGGCATGGATCGGCCTGACAGCTGGCGCGGTGGGTATGCGGACGAAATCATTATCGATGAATACGACGACACAAGCGCCGAGGGCCAGGTTACCGCGATCCTGCCGATGCTGTCCGACCACAATGGCACGCTGGTCAGATCGGGCACGCCAAAGGGCCTCGGGCAACTCAAGGCGGCATTTGATCGCGCCAAGGATGATCCGAGCGCGTCCGTCTACCTCCTGCGATATCAGGACACCGGCATTCTCGGCGACGACATCATCGCGCGCATGAAGGCGTCAATGAGCGAGGAGGAGTTTGCCCAGGAATACGAATGCAGTTTTGACGCGCCCAACTCAGGCGCATTCTGGGCACACCAGATCCGCATGGCCGAGGTCGAGGGCCGCATCCGCGTTGTGGATTACGATCAGGCGGTGCCGGTCTATACCGCATGGGACATCGGCCACCACGACGACACGGCTATCTGGTGGTATCAGGTGGTCGGGTTGGAGATCCACGTTATCGACTTTTGGGCGGCGTCCGGGTCAACGCCGGAGTTTGTCGCCAATCTGGTCAACAGCCGCGGCTACCGATACGCCAAGCACTACCTGCCTCACGACGGGCGCGCCAAGACCTTTGCGAGCGGCGGGCGATCCGTGTTGGAGCAGCTTGCCGGCATGATGGGCGGGCTTGGGATGTTCGAGATCGTCCCCGACATCGGCGTGCAAGACGGCATTCAAGCGGTGCGAACGATGCTGCCTATGGTCTGGTTCGATGATGAGTTCACCAAGCCCGGCGTCAACGCGCTGCGGAATTATCGGCGCAAATTCAACAGCGACACGGGCGCGTTTATGATGACGCCTCTCCACGACTGGTCAAGCCACGCAGCCGATGCTTTCCGCATGATGGCTGTGATGTGGCAGCCCGAAAAAAAGCCAATTGCATCAAATACGGGCAACGTGCTAATAGTCGGGCCTCAAAATCAGGCTACGCTCAACGATATGTGGGCAATTCACGCCGCTGCACAGAAAAAGGGCAGAGTATGACGCCAGTTTCCGAGGCACAGAACTACAAGAATATGACGGCGACCACGACCGTATGGACCGGCGCGGGTGGTCTGACTGGCATCTTTTGCGCATCGGCCAGCGCGACGCCAACGATCAAGGTTGCAGACAACGCGACGACCATCGTCAACACTTTCACCCCGATTGGCGGCACATTCTACCCGATGCCGGCGCGGTTCAGCACGTCGCTGGTAATCACGATCAGCGGCACAGTTGACGCCACGGCGTTCTGGTCTCCGTGATTTCGCAATGGGCCGGGCAGCGCGGGGCGTTGGTTTCTGACCTGACGGCATCGCTTCCGCCGTTGTGGACCTTCTCCCGCGCCAGTTCCGGCACGCAAATTCAGTCCGGCGTTCTGTCCACCGCCGGCACCAACGTCGCGCGCTTCGAGACCTCGCCGGCTGGGTATTTGGGGGAGCCGCAGGGGACTAACCTGCTGCGCAATTCGGATCAGGTTGGGGCCGTTGCTGGCTCCCCTGGAACTGACCCCACGAACTGGGCAGTAACCGGCAGCTCCGTTGGTATCACAAAAAGCATTGTCGGCACCGGCACTGAAAATGGCTATCCGTATGTTGATTACCGATATGTAGGCACCACCACGGGACTATTCCAGGACCGAATTTACCCAGACGGGACGGTTGGTATTATCGCAGCGGCCAACGGCCAGCAGTTTACCACGTCATTCAGAATGCGCCTCGTTGCTGGGTCAACTGCGGGATGGATTACCCTGGGAGTAGATAACCAGTTCTTGAGTTCTACACAGGTCTTTTTGGGAAATTCTTCTACGTCCCTCTCCCTATCGACATTGGGGAACGCTAATCTTAGCCTTTGCGGATTTGCGTATACGTTCACGGTAAACCAAGCGTTGACAGCATTTGTAGTGACATTTTTTTATCCGCAAATTCCGACCGCAACTGTTGTTGACTACACGATCAGGGTTAGCTCGCCTCAGCTAGAGGCCGGCGCTATCCAAACCTCACAAATCAGAACAACCACCGCCGCCGCCACCCGAGCCGCCGACAACCTGACGCTCGACCTGACGCAACTGCCGGGGCTGCAAACGGCGACGGGTTACGGCGCATATCTGGAATTTACGGTGTTGAGCAACGCGCAAACTGGCGTGGTGTTCGGCATGTCTGCGGCAAGCGGGTTCGCAGATACTTGGTATTTCGGCGGCAACGGCACGACCAGTATCGGATTAACGACGATCGTGGCATCTGCGGCAGTTAGCGGCGCGACGGTGGCGTTGGCAACGGCTGGCACCGTCAACAGATTGGCCGTGAGCGTATCGCCGGCTGGTATCCGCTGGAAGCTGAACGGCAATGCCATCCAGGGCGTCACCAATGCCGGGCAGCCGACCATGACGACGCTCGCAGTCGGGCGCGCTCCATGGGCGGCAAGCACATACAGCGCGATGCACGCAACCAGCGTCACGCTTGCGCCAGGGCCTCAGTCTGACGCCTGGCTTAGCGCGAAAGCATATTGATATGGATTGGACATTCAAAGCCGCCTCCCTGACCATGATTGCAAAGGCGTTGGCAGCACTCCAAGCTTCGGGGCTGGTGGGCACGAACAGCGGGCCGGCCAACATGCTGGGGCCGTTTTCAGTTGATGACGCGCAAGGCAACCCGCTGTTCCGTTATGGCGTCGGGCGGGCGGCAGTTGGCGCAACAGCACCGGACGGCGGCAAGATCACGATACCGGCCATTGGCGAGCCGGGTATGGTTTACATCGCCATTCGTGCGCCTGCCGTTGATGTGCCGTTCGATCCTACGAGGCTCGGTTTGATCGTCACCACGCCGGACGAAAGCGCGGCAGTGCTAGGCGTATGGGCATGATCGAACAGGTTAGCGAAGGCGTCCAGAAATACCTTGCCATCATCGCGGCATACGATGCCGAGTTCAAGAAATGGGAAGCGCGCGCGACTAAGATCGTCAAGCGGTATCGCGACGATAATCGCAGCGGTTCGGGCAATGAGGCGGCGCGGTTCAACATCCTTTGGAGCAACGTCCAGACCCTTATTCCAGCGGTCTATTCCAAGCTGCCAACGGCGGATGTATCGCGGCGGTTTGGCGACAATGACCAAGTGGGGCGAGTGGCGTCGCTGCTGATTGAACGCGCCCTGGAATACGAGATCGAGCACTATCCCGATTTCCGCGCGACGATGAAATTTGCGGTGCAGGATCGGTTTCTCGGCGGGCGAGGCGTGGCATGGGCGCGATACGAGCCGCACGTTCGGGCGCAGGAAGGCGAACCGGATGATGGCTTGCAGGTCACTGAGGACGTTGACGAAGACCCAGCGGAGGAAGCCGGCGAATACGGCGGCGGCGCTGAAATGGTTGGCGACCCGGAAAGCGTGGCCGAGGAAGTTGATTACGAGTGCGCGCCCGTCGACTACATCCATTGGAAGGACTTCGGTCACAACGTCGCGCGAACCTGGGAGGAAGTGACCGAGGTTTGGCGTTGGGTTTACATGACCAAAGACGCGCTGATTGAGCGGTTCGGCGAGGAAAAGGCGGCGACGATCCCGCTGGACAACGGGCCGGAACCATTGCAAGGCGGCGGCGGGCAAAGACGCGACAACACGCGGGCCAAGATTTGCGAGCTGTGGTGCAAGGAAACAGGCAAGGTCTATTGGCTGTCCAAGGCGTCGGCGGAGTTCATTGACGAGCGCGACGATCCGCTTGAATTGCAGGACTTCTTTCCGTGCGGGCGACCGCTTTACGCTACACTGACATCTGATAGCTTGGTGCCGGTTCCTGATTTCGTCATGTATCAGGATCAGGCAAACGAGCTTGACATCCTCTCAGACCGTATTGATGGGCTGGTGAAAGCGCTGCGAGTGCGGGGCGTGTATGACGCCAGCCAGCCGGCGCTTGCTCGCCTATTGACCGAGGGTGAGAACAACACGCTGATACCCGTAGTGAATTGGGCCGGGTTCAGCGAGAAGGGCGGTCTAAAGGGCAGCGTTGACCTGTTGCCGCTGGATACGCTCGCAGCGGCATTGATCCAATGCTACAACGCCAGGACCGAGATCAAGGCGCAGATTTACGAGATCACCGGCATATCTGACATCATCCGGGGCCAAACACGGGCCAGCGAAACGGCGACGGCGCAGCGCATCAAGGGTCAGTATGCCGGGCTGCGGTTGCGATCCATGCAAGAGGATGTGGCGTTGTTCGCGACGGACCTGCTGCGGCTTAAAACGCAGATCATTTGCAGCAAATTCCAGCCGACAACCATTCTGGAATATGCGGCCGCCGGCCAGATGTCGGAAGCCGATCAGCAGATGATCCCTGCCGCGCTGGAATTGCTGCAAAACAATCCGATGCGCAGCTTCCGCGTTGAGGTAGCCAGCGACAGCCTCGTGCAGCTTGACGAGGACGCGATGAAGCAGGATCGGCTGCAATTCATTCAGACCTTCGGCGGGTTCATGCGTGAAGCCCTGCCCGCTGGTCAAGCCAGTCCGCAACTGGTGCCGATCCTGTTCGAAGTGCTGCGTTTTGGCGTTGGCGCGTTCAAGGCGGCGCGGTCGCTTGAAGGCAGCATTGACCAAGCCATGAAGCAATTCGTGGAAGCCGCCAAACAGCCTAAACCGCCTCCGCCCCCCAATCCTGAAATGCTAAAGCTGCAACAGGCCGGCCAGATCGAACAGGCGCGCATGCAGGCTGACGGGCAACGCGAGCAAATGCGGATGCAGGCAGAGGGCCAGGCCATGCAGGCAAAGGCACAATTCGACGCGCAAGCCCTGCAAGCCCAGCTGCAAGCGGATATGCAGATCGAGCAGCTAAAGGCTCAGGCGCAGCTTCAAATCGAGCAGATGAAAGCCGAGGCAACCGCCGCAATCGAGCAACAGCGGATTGCCATGGAAGAGCAGGCCAAACTGCAAGAAATGGCGCAGGCTGAACAGTTTGACCGCTGGAAGGCTGAATTGGAAAGCGCGACGAAGATCCGCGTTGCCGAGATTGCAGCCGGGGCAAGGATGGATATGGAGCCGATCGCATGACCGTTTACGTTTTGGAAAACGGCGAGTTGGTGGTCAAACGTGAGGGCGTAGAGCGTCGCATGCAGATCGTGCGAGATATACAGCCCTATACCAGCATGGTTGACGGTTCCACGATCAGCAGCCGGTCAAGGCATCGCGAGCATCTGAAGGCTCACGGATGCGTTGAGGTCGGCAATGAACAGCCGCCGGCACCGCAGCCATACGAGACACCAAAAGCCCAGCGCGACGCACGCAAGCGGGCGCTTTATGGGCAGTTTGAAAATCTAAACCAGCGCCAGATTTCGCGGATTGCGCAAGAACTGCGCGAACACGCCAGCAGGAGATAGTATGTCCGAAGCCCTCGACAACGATCACACAGATCGCCGCGAGATACTTTCACAGCAGTTTGACGAGATCGCCGCCGCGCCCGTTGAGCCGGTTGCAGAAAAGCCTTCCGCGCCTCGCGATGCAGCCGGGAAGTTTGCCGGGCAGGCCGCGCCGGTTGAGGCTGCACCTGAGCCAGTCGCAGAACCTCCGGTATGGGAGCGTCCGCCGCAAAGCTGGAAAAAAGAGAAGCACGGACTTTGGGAAACCGCCGCGCCCGAACTACGCGAATATGCGTTTCAGCGCGAGGAAGAGATGCGCAACGGCGTGTTGCCGTTGCAGGAAAAAGCCCGGTTTGCCGATGCCATGCAAGCGGCGGTTGATCCGTATTTGCCTACTATTCGCGGCCTTGGTGTTGACGCTCCAACGGCGGTCAAGGCGCTTTTAGAGGCAGATCGGATGCTGCGGTCAAGCGCGCCGCAAGAAAAGCTTGCATATTTGCAGAAACTTGCACAGAATTACGGCATTGACTTGTCTGGCGCGGCGGAATTGCCCGAAGGTAGCCCACAAGCTGACCATCGGTATAGCAATCTGGCAATCCAGATGAACGAGATACGGGGGCAGTTGCAGGCCGGTAAGGATGCAGCCCAAGCCGCTGAAGACCGGACTATGCAGGCTGATATTTCGAAGTTTTCGTCCACACACGAACATTTTGACGCATTGAAGCCCGTGATGGTCCAATTGCTAAACAGCGGAGTTTCGGCATCGCTGGAAGACGCCTATTCGAAAGCGTTGCGCCTTGATGACGGATTGTTCCAGAGTTCGCAAAAATCCCAACAGGATGCGGCCATTGCTGAAAAGCGGGCAGCGGCGGACAAGGTAGCCAAGTCAGCGCGCGCTGCGGCGGTAAGCGTTCGAAGCTCCACACCCGGGGCCACCACGGCAACCAAAGCGACAGACCGGCGCTCCATCCTGGAGGATCAATTCTCGGGACTGAGTGAGCGCCTCTAGATCATTTGGAGGCTGCCTTCATGGCATTCGCAAACAGTTCGGTAAGCGACATCATCGCTACCACCATTCAAAGCCGATCCGGCGCGCTCGCCGATAACGTTACCAACAACAACGCTTTACTTCGCCGTCTGAAAGAACGCGGCAACGTCAAGACCTTCTCGGGCGGCAACGTGATCTTGCAAGAGATCATGTATAACGACAGCACGACCAACAACACGAATTCCTATTCGGGTTATGAAGTGCTCGACGTCAGCCAGAACAGCCCGATCAGCGCGGCGCAGTTCAGCATCACCCAATACGCTTCTGCCGTGTCGATTTCGGGCCTGGAAATGCTTCAGAACGACAGCAAAGAGCAGATCATCGACCTGCTTGACGGGCGCATGGAAGTGTCTGAAGCGCAGTTGATGAACCGCATCGGCAGCGACATCTATCTTGATGGCACTGGCAACGCGGGCAAGAACATCACCGGCCTGGCTGCGGCGATCCCCGATGCTCCGACCACCGGCACCTACGGCGGCATCAACCGCGCGTCGTTTACGTTCTGGCGTTCGATCAAATACGGCGGCATTGCTGATGGCGGCGCCGCCGTAACTGCGGCCAATATCCAGACCTACATGGATGCGGTCGCGGTGCAGTTGATCCGGGGCACTGACAAGCCGGATCTGATCGTCACCGATAACACCTATTACAAGCTGTATCTCAACTCGCTTCAGGCAATCCAGCGGATTACCGACAGCGGTTCGGGCGCGGCTGGTGCGGGCTTTGCGTCGCTCAAATACTACGGCGCGGGCATGGCCTCCGACGTGGTGCTTGATGGTGGCGTCGGGAGCGCGGCGACATCGGCTCACATGTGGTTTCTGAACACCAAATACCTCATGTTCCGGCCACATGCCGCGCGCAATTTCGTCCCCATCGGCGGCGAGCGTCAAGCGGTCAATCAGGACGCGGTGGTCAAGCTTATCGGCTGGGCCGGCAACCTCACTTCAAGCGGTCCGCAGTTTTGCGGCGTCTTGATCGCTTAAGGAGCGCACAGCATGGCTTACGTATTGAGTATCCCGATGGTTGGTTTTTTGCAAATCAATCAAACCGATGCCGGTATTACTCCGCCCAATTCGGCGACGGTCATTCCGACACCGCCGGCAACCCTTGGCCAGATCGTCCGTGCGGTTGATCCAACCTACGGCGAAGGGGAGTTTATCCTCCTCCTCGGCGTTGCCAGCACGGCAATTGGTTCGCTGGTGACTTACAACGCCACGACCTACCAGACCGCGCTGTCTGCCAACACGGCGGGCCTCGGTCAGCCGGTTGCGGTCGCGATGTCTGCCAATCTTGCTGGCACGTTTGGCTGGTATCAGATTGGCGGTTTGGCTGTCATTGCAAAAACGGCAGTTCAGACGACGGCGCAGGTTGCGGTTTACCAGTCGGCAACCGCAGGCAGTATTATGCCAACGGCTGCCACTGGCCGACAAATCCTCGGGGCGCGATCTGCCAACCTCGCCACGGTCACCACCACGACCGCGACTTTGGTTGTTTCGATCAATCGTCCCCATCTGCAAGGCCAGATCACCTAGTGATCCTGCCGAGCAACCTTGACGAAACGCTACCTGTTGCTTGCAACACGGCGGCAACGGACGTGCTGGCAAATGTGAAGTTTGCCAGCACGCTTCCCTATCATTGGCTGCAACACGAGGCAAAAACAAACAGACCGGCACTACTGATCGGCGGCGGGCCATCTGTTGATGCGTTCTACGAGACGATCCGGCGCGAACAAAAAGCCGGCGCTGCAATTTTTGCCATGAACGGCACCAGGGCCATGCTAGGCCGTGTCGGCATTGTACCCGACTATTTCGTGCTTGTTGACGCGCAACCCGACGCTGCGGAGTTTGTCGGTCCGGCTTCCACCTATTTACTGGCTTCGACGTGCAATCGCGCGGTTTTCGAGAAGTTCGACGATGCGGACGACGTGATCGTCTGGCATCCCAGTTTCCCCGGCGTCAGTGACATCCCGTGCGATCGGGAGCGCCTCTTGATCGGCGGCGGTTCCTCGGTCGGCGTCCTGAGCATGTCCCTCGCCTATGTGTTGGGCTTTCGCGACATCCGGCTGTTCGGGTTTGACAGCAGCTACGCCGGCACGCGCGGCCATGCCTACCCGCAACACCAGAACGATGCCGACGAAAGCGAGCAATACACGGTCGGAGATCAGACCTTCACGGCAGCGCCTTGGATGGCGCGCCAGGCGGTCGAGTTCCAAACCGCATCAACCCAACTGGCCGATCTAGGGGCGTCAATCAGCGTCTTTGGGCGCGGCCTATTGCCTGCCGTTGCTGCCATGATGGCGAGCGCGGCCACTCATTAACCGGAGACACCACATGCCTCTCGATAGCGATACCTCTGCCGCCGATACCCACCTGAGCGTTGA